GCCAAATGCTTTTTTCAAGTCAGCAGATTCGGCAACGCTGAGCGTGTCACCGTACTTACCTTTCAACTGGTCGAGAATATCCAGCATTGGCAGCATTTGCCCTTGGCTGTCTGTAAAGGACAAATTAAGTTTGTCTTGAGCATTAGCAACGCCAGCTAGGAACGCTTTATATTTGGTACCTGCTTCACTGCCGCTCATAGTGGCTTGCAACGTACCTAAGATCGCCATTTGTTCAGACATCGCAATACCTGCCGATGTAGCGTTAGCACCCACACTGGTAAAGGCGCTACTCATTTCACTACCCGTTGTCTTGAACATTTGAACGGCACTGGCGGTCATGCCTGCTACTTGTTCAACCCATTCACCTTTGCCCATTTCTGTGGCTTGGTTCTTAAATATCCCGTACATGGTGCCCATGTAACTGGTGATAGTGGCAGTGTCAGCTTTAGTCGCAGCAGCAAGCACACCCGAAGCTTTAGTAAATTGGGAAAGCTCATCACCGCTTAACCCCGCAATAGCGGATTGAATATCATAGGAAGCACCAACAAACTCAGTTGCTGATTTGCCGTACTCAGCAGCAAAATCTAAAGCCGTTGCTTGCAACTGTTTTAACGCATCATCAGTGACACCAAGTGATTTAACCTCACCTAGTTTTCTGTCCATTTCAATGGCAGGCATCAACGCATTTTGGATAGCAAAGCCAGTAGCAACCAAACCTGCACCACCTGTTGCCATGTTCTGCATGCCTTGTTTGCCTGCTTCCATGGAAGATTGCACTTCTTTGGTAATGCCTTGCAGCGGCTTGGTAACTTGGTCAACCAGTGCCACATGCATTAATAGCTTTTCCATACTCATTGCGTAATGCTTACCTTAGTTATTGAACAATCGGCTAATTGCGCTCATTACTGCTCTTTCTTCGCGTTCGAACTGGTGTTTATCCAGCCAGATAGCGCGACTTAAACTTTGTTCATCGTCTGGTTCATTGGGAAGAAAATGACGACGCAGGGCAAAGGCTTGTTCAAGTGGGTTATCTTCAATCCGCTTTGCCCTGTCAGTTATTTTTTTAGTGAGATTTCAATGCCACCTTTAGAGGCATTACTCACCGTTGCGAACAGCTCAATGGTTAGACCGGGCACGCTATCAAGTAACTCGATCAGCGCATCTTTCTGCTCTGGTTTAACAGTGCGAGTCAAATACGTGTATGCAGGAGCCACTTTGTTATTCGGCATCATGTCATTGGTATGGTTGTTCGCATCTTGCACCGTTGGAGTGAATTCGAAATCAGTACCACCGATAGCCACTACTACAGGTTTTGATGTGAAAGCAGGTTTAGTCATGCTGCGTCTCTTCCTTTCAATAAGTTGTAAATTCGATCAAAGCCCGATGCCATGTTGCGTTCCATTCTGTCGCCCAACTCTTTTACATCGTCTTTGGTTGCGTAGGTTTCAGCTACGTGGGTTTTGTGTTCTGCCAAATCTTTAGAAACGGCTGTTAATCGAGTGATAACCGCACCCACTACTACGGCAATCAGCATTCCTACTGCTGCGAGTGCAGCCACCCAATCCGCCATTTAGCCCCCTTTAATCGCTGCTTTCAGGGTGTTGATTGTGCCCAGCGGGGTGCTTCCCATAGACACTTGTTTGTCTTGCGAACGTTTGTGAATGTTGATACCAAGCACTGTCAGCCCAATACCAAACAATGGTGTCATTGCTACCACGCTATTCACTACATTGGCTGCATACTCTGGATAAAACATCATGACCACAGCAAGGCTCAAGAACAGCAATACCCAAGCGGCACACATCGAGTAACCCCAAGTTGGACGCCAACGGCGCACATAAGGGTCATTGCTTGCAAGCTCTGCCTGCATCGTTGCGTGTTGTTGAGTCATAGCCAATTTACGCTCTTCGCTCTCAAGTTTTGCATGCTCAAATGCCAACTGTTTGAGTTCAACTTCATGATCAGCTTCTAACTGCTTGAGTTTCAGAACGGCTTCTGGATTCACAGCTAACTCTTGCTCGATTGCCTGTGGTGTATTTTCAACACCTAGAGCACTAGACACCAAGCCACCTACAGCGGTACCAACAGGGCCACCAATTAACGTTCCAATCAAAGGGGCAGAATTACCGATCAGCGATTTAACCTTATCCCACATAGTCAGTCCTTAACGATGGTAAGTTGTGCTGATTCACCGGCTAACTCTTTCATTAACGCATTGAATGCTGCTGTTGAGTTCACCACCGCCCACTCACCATTCACAAACCCAAAATCAACACCAGGTGCTAAGCAACCTTGCAGCTCTTTAGGTGAATTAGCTTTATGAATCAGAATGTGTGTGCGTAGGCTTGGTCCTTGTCGAGTAACACCCAACGTGTCAGCTTCTAAGGCATAACAATCACCAAATCGTGGTGACTTATGAGGGAACAAACTATAGGTACCCTCAACAATGCAAGATTCACTCGGCTTGTTGTTCAGCATTGGACGCTCTACAACACAGCACACTTTGCTACCATCTTCACGATGTAGAGTCGAATACGTTCCGTGTTCGAAATAGCGGCGTTTCATCAATAATTTTTTCATTGGAAAACCCTAAATTAGACCTTTCTCTGCTAGCTGCTGACAGCTAACGCAATACTTACAACCTGCGACTTTAATACGGCGCAGCTCTGGGATTTCATCGCCACACTCGTAGCACTCTTTCGCGCTTTCTTGTTGGCCTGTCTGCACTGACCGTTTAAGTTGGCTTGCAATAGCCATTTCGGTGAATTTGGCTTCATTACTACTGGCATGGTCGATAAAATCCGGCATTCGTTATCTCTCTGGTTAGGCTTAAAGCAGACCGCGTGTGTCGTCTGAACTCAGGTATGAAATACCATTGATGCGGACAAAGTGCGGACTCGTTACAAAACCTTTCAGTTTGCGTTTGGTCTTGTCACTGCTGTTAGGGTCGACACTTAGTAGATCAGAGATTTGAAGCTTCACACCGAACAACTCAACTTTGTCTTCATCGTCACCTGTATTTGCATAGAACATGCAGTCGTGAGGCTTGATGCCGCGCCAGCTACCTGCTTCACGTGCTTTTTGCTGCAACTTGCGGAAGTTGTTTAAATCCAACTCATATTCCACATCACAACTAACTGCACCATGAGTAAAGCCCGTTGGAATCCCACGCTCTTTATCAACGGCTGATTCGTCATTGATGGTTGCTGTTGCCGATTCCACATGAACCAGAACACCCAGCATGTTTACGTCGAAGCTTCGACCTGTATAACGAGAAGTCATTTATTACTCTCCTAGACGTTGGTTAAGCATGATGCCGATTGTGATTTTCACAGGGCACTCATAAGGCGTAACAGCTAGCAGAATTTCCACTTCTTCACTGTTAATCCAAGTGATGGTGATGTCTTCATCTTGTGGCGGTTTGATTTCACCGGGGAACTCGTAATCGCCGATTTTCGTTACTACCGCCATTTCGCGCAGGTCTTGGGTAAAGTAGAGTTTTGCGCTTGCTTCACTGCCCGGTGTTGAATTGAACTCACGATCAGCGATTCGAGCAATCGCACGCACACGAACTTTACGGGCAGCTTTCATCGCAACACGGATATGGCGAATATCTTGAAAGTCACCACCCGGAACATCTAAAGTACGGCCCGTTGTCCAGTACTGCCCCGGATAATCTGGATACCACATTGGAACCGCAATTCGAGCGGCTTCCAGTGCTTTAAGGGTTGCCAACTCCAACGGCTTTCCGTCTTTATCCGTTGCTAGAGTCATGCTACCCAGTACGCTGCCTGTTTTGACTCGTGCAGGGGAATCAGCAATAGACACTTCTTGGTTTGCCAAACGGCCAGCGTAAATACCCACTGTTGAGTTTTCTTTGTGAACTTGAGGAACGACAGTGATGTACTCACTTGCGATGCTCGTTGGTACCGCGACTGTTGCTGCCAACCACTGCGCCCATGTTTCACCCGTCACCGAATCATCATTAATACCCGGCAAGGTGCAGATCATGAATACTTCACGGCCTAACTTGTTTTTCAATTCAGTGCGGAAAGCAACAGCATCTTCAAGAGTCGATGTACCTGTATCTGGCTTATCAAGCACAACGGCTTCAAAGCTTGATGTTTCATTGGCTTTAAACACTGCGGCTTGCCAACTGTCTGCGGGGTCTAAGACGATCACACCTGCAGTCCAGTTCTGTTTCCCGTTTAACTGGGCAGCTTTTAGCGTAAGCATGTGCACAGGGTCGATGTTATCGAACGTGCTGTCTGCAAAATCCGTGGTGTTGTCCACCATAATTAGGTTGCGCTCTGTTCCTGCGACTGTGCCGTACACAACAAACAGAAAGTGAAATTCAACGCCCGGAATCGGTCCGCGCATCATGTTCAGAATGTTAATAATGACGGTAGGCCATGCCATGTTTAGTTGCTCCTGTTTCGATTCAATTCCCGCTTGATAATCATTGCTGCCCGTTTGGGACTAATGCCTATCAATCGGCGTTCTGGGCGATCTACTTCCCACTTACGTGATGGAGTTTTGTTTTCCAGATCACTAATCAGTTTTGCGGCTTCGGCTACGGTCATA